GCGACCCGGCCCGTTTTTTGGGGCCCGGGGTGGGTGGGTACTCACTTACGCGCCAGGGCGCGCGGACCCTGGACCACGGCCCACGGATCGCGGCCACCGGCCACCAGGTCCAGGGCTCGCGAATCAATCGACCTGGATCGCGGACCATGCACCAGGTAACGGCCACCAGGCCCCCAGGCTCGCGGCCACCTGGTCGAGCGGATCGCGGCCACCTGGGCGCGCGTGCTGCAGCTGGTGCAGCAAAACATAATGCCCGCACCAGGTGGCGCGCCGGATTATCTAATAATCGTTAATCGTTGATTCGATAATCGGCGAATCATTATCAGATAATCGTTAATCGATTATCTGATTATCTTTTAATCGATTATCGGATTATCTCGCCAGGTGCGTTAAGCGCGGGCCAGTAGGTCACCGGCCCGGCCAGTCCAGGGCCACCGGGTCACGGATCGCGGGCCAGGGACCAGGCCGGCCTGGGGTCCGATACGCGGACCACGGTCCAGGCGTCAACTGAGCGCGGACCCTGGGCAGGCTCGGCCACCAGGCAGGCGAGCGGGTTTTGACCAGGTAATCGACCGTATACATAGCATCGGTCCGATACCGGGCGTAAAAAAGCCCGCCACCTGGGCGGGCTCGGATCGCTGGAAATCGACCAGGTCAGGCGGGTATCCCGGCCAGGTCGGCCAGGTCGGTTAACGCCTGGTCGGCCAGGGCCAGAGCTCGGACCCGGTCCGGTGTGATGTGCTCGGCCACCACGCCACGGCCTGGGCGGGTAACGGTGACCAGGTAACTTGACCAGGTAGCGGACCAGGCCACGCGCACCAGGCCAGCACCGGCCACGGCCACCAGCTGCACCAGCTGCAGGTGAGCGCGCGCGCTCATGCTGTCACCTCATCCAGGCACCAGGCGGCCGCATCGTAACCGGGCAAATCATGCCGGGGCTCAGGGTAATAACGGCCAGCCAGGCACGCGGCCTGGGCAGTGGCCCGGATCGCGGCCAGGTGCGCGGCCGCTTCGCTCGAATACCAGCCGGTCCAGTCGCTCGCCTGATAGTCCAGACAATCGCAGGCTTTCGCAATAGCCACCGGGGCCAGGTCGGCACCGGCCGAACGGTCCAGGCCACCGAACGGGGAAATTTCATCCTGATAACGCCCCTCATAACGTTCGGCGAATGCTGCGCGGTTTGCACTGGCGAGCTCATGCGCCAGGGCGTCGGGGCTCACGGCGTCGGGGACAACACCCGCGCGGATCGCATAAGCCACCAGGGCGGAAACGTGAAAATCAGAGACAACAAAACAGGACATAAAAATTCTCTCTTTCTTGGGTTGATCCCGGCCACCCTGGCCGGTGTTTGAATTTTAGTCTAAAAAATCCACTGTGTGCAACAAATAAAAAAGCCCGCCAGGTGGCGGGCTCGGTGACCAGGGCGGCCAGGTCAGCGCATGCGGAATTCCCGGGCCAGGTCGTCGCCCCCGTGGCGGCCGATCCACCCGTGGCCGGTCAGGCCCCAGGGCGTGCGCTCGACCGTTATCTGATTTTCTCCCCAGGTCAACTGGACCCAGGTCGCGCCATCGTTCAGGGCTTTGCGGAGCGCAGCGCGCAGGGTCGGCCCGCTCGGTTTTTTAATGTATTCAATCGAGCGCATGATCAAACCCCCACGGCCAGCAATTCGGCCGCGCGCGCCTTAAGCGCTGCACCAGTGCCAAACCAGGCCGACTCGATCCGGGTATTATTCGAGCGGCCACGCTCGTGGTCGACCAGCTCGGTGACCGCGTTAAGCATGGCCCAGCGAGTCCCGGCCACGCCTGGCAGGTCGGACCCGATGGCCTGGCCGTTAAATAATTGCATTATCCGGTTATAGGCTTTCGACTCGGTCACCGGGCGCGCACTAGTGTGATAAGGCTTTAAAAGCTCGGTCACAAATTCGTCGGCCTGGTCCTGGTCCATGCTGGCCCCGGCCAGCTGGCGAGACTGCACCAGGAACCCTTCCCAGGCATTCGCCACAATGCCCAGCTGCAGGCGCACGGATTCGGCGTCGAATCGCTCGGAGTGCAGGACCCGGACAGCGCTTTTCAAATAGCCGGTATTTTTCTCGGCCTCTCCCTGGATCACGCGGCCGTTACTGTAGCCACCGACGGCGGCCGTGATTGTATTATTGCAAACCACGCGGATCGCGGTAAATTTTGCGACGGTGGCCATGGTCCCATCGTATGACGTGCCCAGCAACAAATAAGGCTTGACCAGGTCACGGTCGACCACGGGCGCAGCATCGCCCACGCTCGCCAGGGCCCAAACCCGGCGGCCATCGCTCAGCGCGCCAGCTGTTTCAAGTTGAAACCCGCCCAGCTCGACCAGCTCGCGGAAAAAATCCATTACCTGGCCAGGCTGGACCACGTTATAGGCATTCGAAACCACGGCCAGGGGCGCGCCGGTGTCAGAACGGTGCAGGACTTTGCGCGCAGGCCAGGACTGCAGGCCGGTCGCGGCCGGTGTTGAATATTGGACCGGGGACTCAAGAACGGTATAACCTAACCCGGCTTCGCGGGTCCAGGTGTCAATATCAGCCCCGGGTGTCAGGGCCTGGCCCAGGCCATGCCAGGGGGTTTGCCCGGTGTATGCCATCGCAGCGCGGCCGGTGGATGTGTCGATCATATGTGCCATTTTGATTTCTCGCTTTCTTGAAAAGTGTCACCGGGCGAAACTGCCCGGCGATTGAATTTTAGTCCAATATTTTTTGGCTTGTCAACAAGTCAACAAAAAATTATTTCACCAGGCCCAGGTCACCGACCACGTGATGGCGCAGCAGCGAGCCGGGTGGCAGTGAACGGGCGAAGCGCTGCAGCTCGACCGCATCATCCTGGTGGCCGTCGGTTTTCGTTTTCTCCCAGGCCAGGCGCACGGGGCCACCGTTACCATAGCACCCGCCCGGGGTATCGGAGCCGACCAGGGCCTGGCCGCTACCGTGCGCGACGAAAACGATTACATAATCGCGGTCCCCACGGGCGCACAATGGCCGACCATTACCGCATTCGGCACAGCTGAAATTTTCAGACAGCTCAGCTGGGCACTGAGCAAAGCGCACGCCCTGGACCGTATACGGCCAGACTGTACCGGCGGGCGCGGCCACCACGGCCGGGCGGCCGATGGCGACGGCGGCCAGGGCGTCGGCGATAGTGTCGCAGCTCGCATTGATCACGGTCTCGCCAGGTGCAGGCACGGGCAGTAGCTCGGCCGCAAAATGCGAGTAAGTCCAGGCCTGGCCGCCACGGGGCACGGCCTGGCGCACGGCCTGCAAATAATCCGCGTCGACCAGGTCGGCCGCGTGCTCGCCCTGGGGATTCAGCGCGCAGGTTTTTGGGCAGGTTGAAAACACATTGTGACCACCGGCCCGGTAAGTCACGGCGATGGGGCCGGTCTTTTTATTGGCCGAGTGTTTGACGGTTTTAAGCATGATCTTTCTCGCTTTCTAAGGGACCAGGCACCGCGCCTGGCTTGATCCGAATTTTAGTGCAATAAATCCACTTGTCAACTGTCTACAAATAAAAAACCCGGCGCGCGGCCGGGTATTGTTTTCGGGTCACTGGTCGCGCCAATGGTCCAGCTGATTTGTGATCGCTGCAGCTGTGGCATGCCAGGCCATGGGATTAATGAGGGCCCTGGGGTTTTCGGCGGGCGGGCCCGCTTCGACCAGCTCGGCCGCGTAACGGCGCACAGCTTCAAGGATAAAAGCCTGGGTCAAAGGGTCACCCGGGTACATCGTCATTAAGTAATTTACTTTCTGAACATTGGTTTGCGTTTTCATTGTGACCACCTCATGCGCGGATTGAAAAACTGTTGTTCTGGAAAAAGTCTCGGATAGCTTCGTCGATGTCCAGGTTTTCGGTCAGCTTGTCGGGGTCGATTTCACTGGCCAGGTCCGACAGGTCGATGTCGCTGGCGATCTCGGACAGCTGGCTATCGGTCAGCTCGGCCGCCAGGGTCGAGACATCAATATGTCCGGCCATCATCTCCAGCTGGCTCGGCAAAATCTCGCCAGCCAGCTCGGACATGTTCAGGTGTTCGGCCAGCTTGGAAAGGTCGATGTTTTCGGCCACTGCAGCCGGGTCCAGCTGGCCGGTGACCAGCTCGGCGCGGATCATATCGCGCACCATAGGGCGCAGCTGCTCGGCCAGGTCTTTTACAAGGGCTTCAAGAATGTGTTGCATGTCTTTCTCTCTTTCTAGGTTGCGGCTCTGCGAAATGCTCGGCCTGGGTGCATTGTAAATCTACTTTTATCAACTTGTCAACTGTCCCCGCCAAATAATTTGTGGAACAGCCAAAAGCCCAAAAGTCGTGCGATCAAGCCCCTGCTTGTCGTCTGGTCGGGAGGTTTCGGCAGGGGCCGTCTCAGCGCGCGGTAAAGCGCGCGGCGTTCTGAACGTCGCATAAGGCATATCTTTCTCTCTTTCTGTGGTCAGGGCGAACCATTCGCCCAGGGCCACCATAACACAACTGTCGCATACAAATCAACTGGTCACTAAAAAATTTCTCAACTCAGCCCAGCTGATCGCTGTCCAGGGCCATCTGGCCATCGCGGGCGTGTCGATGCCCAGGTTGACCAGGTCAATGGCCTGCTCGCCTGCATACAGCAGCAGCTCGGACTTTTTGGCGTGAGCGGTCCCAGTCGGTTGATATTGCACCAGGATGTAGGTCGGACATCTTAGGTCGGCATGCTTGATGTGGAAGGCCACCTGGTGCGGGGACAGGTTGACCTTGCGGCCACGCTTGACCACCTTGAGCTCAACCATGACAAAGTCGCCATGCGGGAACGCCAGCAGGCAGTCCGGTATGCCCAGGTTGACCCTGGACTCAATTCGGGTGAAATGGCAGTTTGGGAGGTTTTCTTTCAGTCGCTTGTACAGGTTCGCTTCTGGTTTCGCTGCCATCGCCTTCTTCCTCGTCTGGTTCTTCTTCGATCTGCTTGGGCGTCACATCCACGATGGGCCCAGCCGAGCCGCCACCGTACAAGCGCTTGATCTCTTCGAGTTTGCGCTGCACCTCTTCCTTGCTCATGCTGTCAATGGTGCCGTGTCGGATTTCCTTGCGGTCGATGTAAATCGTGCCCAGGGCTTGGCCACGCCGGTACTCAGCTTGGACGGCTGCACCGTATGCACCGGCCTGCAACGCCTGGTCGCGAATGACCTGTAGGTCTCGCATGTGCCGCTCAAAGGTCGTGCCGTACTTCTCGCCCAACTCGCGGCGGCGCTCCTGGATGGCAGCGACGATGTGCGGGCAAATCTCTGGGTCGGTCAGCTCGCGTGCCCGGTTCTTCGCCCAGGCTTCGCTGTACCCGGCACGCAAAGCGGCCTCCTTCAAGGTGACGTGGCCATCACCCGCGCAAAACTCTTCGACAAACTTCCATTCCTGGGGCGTCAACAGTTTGGGCTTGTGGGGCTTGACCGGTGCGGTCACCCGGGCTTCGACAACAGCAGGCCTTCCACCCAGGCTTTTGCCGGCCAAAAACTTCTCGTCTTTGCCGGCCATCAGGCAACCCTCCACAGCCGCCAGCCTTCGCCGTACCGGCGGCAAGTAAACCTGGTGCCAGGATGCCTGCGCGAATACATGTAGGCGGCACTGCGGAGGTTCTTGATCCAGTCTTTGTCCAGGATCATGAAACTGTCGCCAACGGCCATGTCAGGGAATGGGTAGCGCTCGCGGGGATCGACGCCACCAGGCAGGGGGATGTTCTTTTCGATGTTCATGCCTACATTGTGCAACAAATCCACATTCAACGCAACAAGGCCCCTCCAGGGTCAAATTCAGGGGTTTATATAGACTTTTTTAGACCAATGTATGTTTTATTTTTTTCAAAAAGTCAACCCGCGCGCATTTTATGTGAATTACATCTCTTGACTATGTGTAATTAACCGTGTTCTCATAACCTATTGATTTCATTGAACTATTACACCATTACATCTATTACACTGAATCTCATATTT